GAAGAAGAAGTAATGATAGAAAAGAAAAAACCTCAGACAGGAGGATCCCTTGGAAATATATACACGGGTCCTGCAAAAACTAATCCAGGAGTATTAAAAGCAAAAGCAGATAAAGCAAATCTTGCTGCTTATAAAAAGAAGAAGAAATAATATATTACCAATTCAGTTGATTAGCCAGGCATAAAAGTCTGGCTTTTTTTATGTATATTTGCCCAATAAATTTAATTTAATCATGGAAGAATTTGGATACAGTCCCAAGGAACTACTGTTCGACGAGGAAGGAAGAGCGAAACTAATTAATGGCATAACTACAATTGCCAAGGCGGTTAAGAGCACGCTAGGACCAAGGGGTCGTACGGTTCTGATCGAGTCACCAAACCACACGCACGGGATCACTGTTACGAAAGATGGGGTAACCGTGGCTAAGTCAATCTTCTTGCTAGACCCAGTGGAGAACCTGGCGGTCAAGATGATGAAGGAGGCAGCAGACCGTACAGCAACAAGCGCTGGTGACGGAACCACAACGGCTATCGTTCTTACAGAAGCCATCGTTAGACAGGGACAGGACCTGTTGAACGAGAAGCACAACGTGACAGAGGTTATCAAGAACATAAACAGTGTTGCCAACGGAATCATACACAGCCTGGAGAGATCCTCCAAGAAGGTGAGTGGAAAGACGTTGCACAATGTGGCATCTATATCAGCAAACAACGACAACGAGATCGGGAAGATCATATCGAGTGCCTACACCAAGGTTGGTAAGAATGGGATCGTGACAATCGAGAACTCACAGACGGCAGAGACGTACTCAGAGTTCACAAACGGTATCAAGATTGGAAGGGGTTACACGTCGAACATGTTCGTGAACGACTTCAAGAACGACGAGTGCATCATGGACGATGTCTTGGTACTGGTTACGGACCAGGAGATATCCAACATCCTTTCGATAGAGGGAGTGCTGAAGACGGTTATACAGGAGAACAAGAAGCTGCTCATCATCGGGCCGTGCAACCAGAACGTGATCAACACGTTGGCAGTGAACGTGGTGAAGAACAAGCTGAAGTTCTGTAACATATCACCTCCAGAGTTCGGTTACAAGATGAACGAGCTGATGAGTGACATCGCTATATCACTTGGGGCCAAGTACTTCTCGGAGAGCACAGGAGATGACCTTAGTCTTATAACAATCGAGGACCTGGGTAAGGCAGACAGGATAATTATAGGTAGGGACACCTCGTCCATCATAAAGCCAGCGAGCAAGGAGAAGGAGGTAACCGACAGGGTTGCTCAGCTGTGGGTAGCTCACAACGCGGCACAGAAGAAGAACGACAAGGAGTTCATCAAGCACAGGATCGCCAGCCTGACAGGTGGAATCGCTGTTATATACGTGGGAGGTAACTCAGACCTCGAACAGAAGGAGAGAAAGGACAGGGTAGACGACGCAGTCTGCGCAGTAAGGTCTGCACTAGAGGAGGGAATCCTTCCAGGAGGAGGACTGGCACTGTTCAACGAGTCGTACAGGATCATCGCAGACGCTGACGACATGATAGAGGACATCAGCCCAGAGAAGTACGTGGCGATGCAGATTATGGCCAGGGCGATACAGGCTCCACTGTTGCAGATACACGAGAACGCAGGGAATGACGGTTACGACATCATGGAGAACGGAGACGGCATGGGATACGACGTGAAGAACGACGTGTACGGTGACATGTACGAGATGGGGATCATTGATCCGCTGAAGGTGACGAAGAACGCGCTCAAGAACGCGGTCAGTGTGGCCACAACAATACTTAGTACTAACGCAATAATAACAATGACACGAGCATAATGCAGCCAATCAATAAATACCTAGTAATCAACACAATAGAAGAGCAGATCAGGACCCAGTCTGGTCTTCTGCTCACTGGAAACGAGACCGACCAGTTCAGGTACAAGAAGGGAGAGGTTGTGAAGCCTGGAACCAACGTGGACTGTGTGAAGGAGGGAGACATAATATACTACGACAAGAACGCTGGATACACGATGCTGGTAAACGACATCAAGTACACAGTTATTATGGAGAGGGACATAGTCGTGGTCCTCTAGATCTTCTGATCCTCGATATCCCTAAGCCTCTTGAGCTCCTTACGCGTACGATTCATCTTACGAATAATGGGCCTGGAGGCTTTCTCACTGTATGACGCGTCCTTCTTGAACAGTGGGTTAGATGTAGGGTTCTCTGAGACGTGAACCTTGAGCTCGATCTTCTCGTATATATCTGTTATAACCCTGCGAGTCTTGTAGGAGGCCTCATACAGGGCAGCCTCACCGTTCTTGTTCGGCCTCCAGAGGGTGATCCACCCGTCAGCTATCATTCTCTTGAATCGGTCCTTCTCCCAGGTGAGTCCAGACTCGAACTCCCAGAACTGTCTGTGACGGAAGTACTGCTCGCTGTAGACGAAAAGGAGTATGTCGATATCGGAGCTGCTGAGGTTGTACTTGTGACGAATGAGCGTCTTTATTGCCCTCCAGTACTTGAGGTAGTCTGCGTATGGCTTGTATTTCATTTGATTTATTATTATTATCTTTGCAAAGATAAACATTATAATCATGCAGCTTAAAAAAGCAAGGGATTGGGAGTCAAAGGAGTCATTAAACGGAAAGGTATCATACTTAAAGGGAAACATCATGCCATTGAAGAAAGGATCAAGCGCTAAAACTATTAGCGCGAATATAAAGATGGAGTTGAAAAAACATCCATCGATGAGTCAAAAACAAGCAATAGCAATCAGTCTGTCTAAGGCAGGCAAATCAAAGAAAAAATGAAAAAGAAAGTAACAGAGAAGGCAACAGGAGAAAAGTACGCTTCAAAATCAGCAATGGCTAAGCACGAGAAAAAAGAGGGTAAGACTGTTCAGAAAAAAGAAAAGTTTGACTTCATGAAGATGATGAAGAAAAAATAGTGCCAGGAAGAACAGCCAAATATTACGCTGCCAATCCAGAGGCGAAGAAGAGGCACAACGACTACCAGAAGGAGTACAACAAGTCCCCTGATCAGGTAAAGAAGCGTGTCGAGCTCAACGCTATTAACAGAAAACGTGGAACGTACGGTAACCAAGACGGACTAGACGCTAGCCACACAAAGAGTGGCATAGTGATGAAGAAGGCTTCAGTGAACCGCGGATCAAAGTGCGCGATGCCTGGAGACAAGAGAGCAAGAGGAACTAAAAAATAGTGTTATGCTACTAGGAGACAGAATAGAACAGATAACGACGGCAACTGGAGTAAAGAAGGTTGTGGAGAAGGTTGCAAAGGCAGCCAACAAGGACTGTGGATGCTCTAAGAGAAAGGCAGCACTGAATAACCCAGATCTATTAATAAATAAAATATTGAAATAATGGCATATCAAAAATTACAGCAGACCAGAGCTGTAGCAGTAGTAAAATCTGACACAGTAAACATACAGTCTCCAAATGGAAGTGTAGCAGGAGCATCAGACGCTTGTGTTCTGTACACAGGAACAGGTGGTACGATTCGTGTACTAACTGCAGGTGGAGATGACGTAACACTGGCATCAGTTCCAGCAGGAGTTGTTCTACCGTTGCAGATAGTTCGAGTATTCTCAGCAACAACAAACGCTACTGGTATGGTAGCACTATGGTAAGATGAGCAGGGAGCAGATAGACTCGATACTTAACAAGTTCATAAGCAGGAAGCTACTAGTTTTCTTTATAGCTTGCATGGCGCTATTCGCTGGAGACTTGACATCTCAGGACTGGGTTGTTATAGCAACGGCCTACATAAGCATTCAAGGATTTACTGACATAGTAAAAGGACTGAAGGGCTGATGGAATTTCAAGAAAAAGAAAGGTTGGACAGAATGGAGCAACACCTTCGGTTAATTAAGGAGGACCTACAGCATATATCTTCTGCGTTAGTTGGATCTAAGGTGAACGGAAACAAGGGGGTTATATCTGACATAGATAGTATAAAGCATGACATAGAGGCGTTAAAGGAGAAGCTCGAGTTTATCGAGCTTGACATGGCCAAGAAGTCCGTCTATATCGGACAGTTAAAGTTTGTAGCAGGTTTACTAACAGCAGGACTGGTTGGAACAATAATCAAAATATTATCTAAATGAAAATAGAGGTAAAGAGGCTTCACAGGACAGACAACTCCACCATAGGGGAGCTTACAATCGACGGAAAGTTTGAGTGCTACACCCTAGAGGATGTTGAGAGATACGTAAAGATAAAGGGAGAGACTGCAATACCTAAGGGCACGTACAAGGTTATAATCAACCAGTCCAACAGGTTCAAGAGACTGCTTCCGTTACTTATAGGTGTACCTAACTTTGAGGGGGTACGTATCCACGCAGGAAACTCTAACCACGACACTGAGGGTTGTATACTTGTTGGCCAGAATAGATCTACAGACTACATCACAAAGTCAAGAAAGGCGTTCGACTCATTGTTTAAAAAGATGCAGAAGGCAAAGAACATAACCATAACCATATCATGACAAATCATAACAGGAACTACATATACTTCTGGATATGCGTGTTGTTATCAACATTGGCAGTGCTACTAGCGTCTTGTTCTACAAGAAAGGTAGTGATAGATGAGGTTAAGAAGGACTCCGTGTCGCAAATATCGGTTAAAATTGCGACAAAAGAGGTTTTAGATGTTAAGAACGAGGCAGACATATTTATAGAAGAACTCACAGTGACCCCACTAGACACCTGCAAGGACATAGTCATAGACGGTAAGGTCTATAAGAACGTAGTTTTAACGTACAAAAAGACAAAAGATAAGTCTATATATACTGAGAAAAAGATAGCATCTAAGATCGAAGATAAGAAACAGTCTACAAAGACTGTTGAAAAAATAAAGAAAAAAGAAGTTGAGAGAAAATCTGTTAACTTTCTCTGGATAATAATAATCTCACTTATAGTAGTAGTATGGCTAAACAAACAGTATCTATTAAGCCTGTTAAGAAGGATGTAAATAGACCAGGTATTCACGCTAAGGCAAAGACTTCGTCCTTAAAACAGAGCAAGAATTATAAAAAAACCTATAAAGGACAAGGAAGATGACAAAAATAAGTATCTATCAGATAGATGATTACGTAACAGCGGATGACAAGTGGATAGGTACAGACGTTAACACGTACAACAAGACAAAGAACTTTACTCCAAGGAAGGTGGCAAAGTACTTTAACGAGAACGAGGTTATAAACACGTCAAACTCTATAAGGTACAGGTACGACACAATTGCTATTTCAGACTCTCGTCAGCAGGGCACTCTATCATTTCAGACAGAGATAGGTGCTACTGTGCCTATAAACACCATAACCACATTTATACTTAGTAAGGACACACAGGGAGGTAAGGACGTGAGCAACTTCCTGAACGTACTACCTACAACAAAGGTAATACTTCAAAAGGCTGACAACATAGATATATTTGGCCTGTTCAGAATAATTAGTGTTGTTGAGGACCTTATAGAGCCAGATTTTTTTGTTGTTACACTAGAGTTCTTGTCTGGAAATGGGAGCCTAGAGGAGGACAAGGACTACATCATATCTCTTATAGATCTACAGAAAATAATTGAGATCCCTCAGCTAGTTAAGGAGACATTCGACTACGAATCAAGTAATACATTCACGTTGTCTAATGTGATAAATAATGTTTTGCAGGTTATTGTTAACACAACTTCACTACACCCAGAGGCGTACAGCTACACGCTACCAAGCACGGTTACAGTGATTAATGATCTTTATGCTGGCGACGTTATAACTGTAGTGTACAACTACGTAGAGGAGTTCTTTGAGGTTCCAGACCTGCAGAAGGTTACAACCGAGGGTAACCATACAACTAATGACATAATAATAGACGGAACACAAGGAGTATATACAACTACAAAAACAAATACAAACGAAGTTTCTTTTAATTCAGCTAAAAGTGTGTGAAGCTATCAATAACAGTCAAGATACTGCAGA